ATGCTTATTGGCTATGTCCGCGTATCAACAAATGACCAGAATACAGAATTGCAGCGTAACGCGCTGGAGTGCGCAGGATGTGAACTGATTTTTGAAGATAAAATCAGCGGAACGAAATCAGCCAGACCGGGATTGAAAAAACTGATCAGAACGCTATCAGAAGGAGATACGCTGGTTGTCTGGAAGCTGGACAGACTGGGCAGAAGTATGAAACACCTGATCACGCTTATTGAGGAATTGCGGGAAAAAGGTGTTAATTTCCGTAGTCTGACGGACAGCATTGACACATCAACACCCATGGGGCGTTTCTTTTTTCACGTCATGGGGGCTTTAGCCGAAATGGAACGTGAATTAATTGTAGAGCGTACACTGGCCGGGCTGGCAGCAGCACGCGCACAAGGACGCATTGGCGGACGTCGCCCGAAGTTGACAAAAGAACAACACGAGCAAATAGCGAGGCTGATTAAAAACGGTCATGACAGGAAACAACTGGCGATCATTTACGACATCGGCATATCGACGATTTATCGTTATCACCCTGTAGGCGATATACAGGCTGAAGAAACAACCAGGCAGACTCAGGAAAATGAAAACCGCTAATCTGACCATTAGCGGTTTTGCGTTAATCAAAACAGCCCTTTAACGGAGCTGGCCGCGCTGTTAAGGGATGATGTGACCTTATCTTTGAAGCCGGACAGCATATCACTGAACGATGAGGATTGCAGGCGCTCCCGCAAATCCTCATCACAGCGTTAGTAATAATGCCGGTATCAGTTTTTATCATCACTCTGTTTGCTGTTTAACCAGACTGGTGTGATTACTGATGCAGTGAAGACCTTCCCGCATCCTGACTCACACAGCGATCGACCCTTTGTGTCCTGCCCTGGACCTGTCGGTTGCCGGAAGCGCCTTCATGCGAGGCGTCTCCTCACCGATGCGCGTGACTCAAGAAGGGCCTGACGGTTTGTCTCGTTACTGTCCTGTCCGGGTTATCTGTCTGGAGATTCAACTCTGTTTCCTCACAGGAGCTCTGTTATGGCAGGTAAAGTTACGGAAACCGCTGTTGTGGGTGGCGTGGATACACATAAAGATCTGCACGTTGCCGCTGTCGTAGATCAGAACAATAAAGTTCTGGGGACCCAGTTTTTCTCCACAACACGGCAAGGTTACCGGCAGATGCTGGCATGGATGACTTCGTTTGGGGCATTAAAGCGAATTGGTGTTGAGTGTACAGGCACCTATGGATCAGGTCTGCTTCGCTATTTACAGAATGCCGGGTTAGACGTTCTTGAGGTGACTGCGCCAGATCGGATGGAGCGACGCAAACGGGGTAAAAGTGACACGATTGATGCTGAATGTGCCGCTCACGCCGCATTCTCCGGAATAAGAACCGTCACACCCAAAACGCGCAATGGCATGATTGAGTCTCTGCGGGTATTAAAAACTTGCCGAAAAACAGCAATATCAGCCCGCAGAGTCGCTCTCCAGATTATCCATTCCAATATTATCTCTGCCCCGGATGAATTACGTGAACAGCTCAGAAATATGACGCGCATGCAGCTCATCAGGACTCTGGGATCCTGGCGGCCTGATGCCAGTGAATACCGCAATGTTACCAACGTTTATCGTATTTCATTAAAGTCCCTTGCCCGACGCTATCTCGAGTTACATGACGAAATCGCTGATTTGGATGTCATGATTGCGGCAATTGTCGATGAGCTGGCGCCTGAACTGATTAAACGTAATGCTATTGGATACGAAAGCGCTTCGCAGTTGCTGATCACGGCAGGAGACAATCCCCAACGATTAAGATCAGAATCAGGTTTTGCGGCACTGTGTGGTGTCAGCCCTGTTCCCGTATCTTCAGGAAAAACGAATCGTTATCGACTTAACCGGGGTGGAGATCGTGCTGCAAATAGTGCACTTCACATCATTGCCATCGGACGTTTGCGAACTGACGATAAAACGAAGGAATATGTCGCCAGACGAGTAGCGGAAGGGCATACAAAAATGGAAGCAATACGCTGCCTGAAGCGCTATATCTCACGCGAAGTTTATACATTACTGCGTAATCAAAACAGGCAGATCAACAGCATCCCGATAACGGCTTGACTCTTAGAAGGGCGTCCAAGGGTCAGTGAAAATTCTATCTTTTTCGCCTTACCGTAGCGATCAAACTCGGAACGGGTCGTATTCGTTCCAGTCAGGACATACATGCCGTAAATCTGCCCGACGCCATCAATCAAAGGCCAGGGTCGTCCTGTATAAGCCTGCGTGGTCAGCAGCGACAGCGACACTTCGCCACCTGTAATTTCAGGATAAAGCACACCAGAAAGAACGATGCGATCATCACCTGCACCGATATACTGCCAGCTTGCTGAACGGTTAATGCGTTCATTTTTCACATGCCGCCAGCTTTTGTTTTGCTGTAACTGCTGATGCGGCAGCGTGCGCAGCTCAAAAACAAACATGCCGTAGATCATCATCATGGCCATGACTCCTCAATCTTTATCGTAAAAACTGCCACGCCCGGCACGGGCGCGCCGTTCCATTTCTGCCCTGACCATTTCACCGACCAGTTTCGCCAGTTCGCGGGGATTCTGCGTAACAACGTTATGCAGATGAACATGAATTTCACCACCAAATTCGGAGGCAACAGGCTCCCGGTTACGGGAAGTTACAGGAACTGATGCCACTGGAGATCGTATAGCCTCCGCCACCGGGCGGGAGCTGGCCGCAACAACAGTGACCAGCGCCGGAGGCAGCGGAGCCGGAACCACAGGTGTGATATTAATTGCGGGGGCAGGCTTACTGACCTGCGCAATCTTCCGCTCCTGCCACTCCCCACGAACAGCAAGTGCCCGGGGCAGGTTTTTAAAGACAATATCGCCGGGGCCAATGCGTTTTTTCGTCTCCTCAACCAGCTTACCTGTGTTATCAGCAATTTTGCTGAGTCTGCGCAGCGTACCGGTATTGCTGTCTGTGAGCGGTTTATTGTCTTTGGGGTTATCACCTCCGGTGCCATTGCCATTTTCCACAGGCTTCGGCGGATTGATTTTCGCCAGGTCCCCCTGAAGCAAGGCAACCTTGTCCTGAAGAATGGCCGCACGCTGTGCGTCTTCGATTTTCTTGCGCGCCCTTTCCGCTTCATCCGGAAGCACACCAAGCTTTTCAAGTATCCACGCCAGCGTATCCAGCAACATTTTTGCAGGTGTCAGAACAAGTTGTAACGCACCGCCAAGAACGTTACCGAATATCTCGCCAGCACTGGTACATTTATCCAGAGTTTCCTTGCTGGACTCCATCGGTGACAGCAGCGATTTAAACCAGTTAAACACCTGGCTTATCCCGCTTCCGATTGCGTCAAAAACAGGACCAAACCGTTCAAAGGTTTCGCGCAACGGGGCCAGCCGCTCCATAATCCCACTGAACACCCCGGCAAAAAATGCCCTGATTGGGTCCCAGTATTTCCAGATAAGAATGGCAGCTCCGGCAAGCGCAGCCACGATAAGACCAACCGGACTGAACAGCGCCCCGATAGCGCCCCCCAGTAACGAAACGGAACCCGTCACCATTCCCCATAGTGCTGGCAGAACCCTGACAGCATTCATTGATCCGGTCAGGAGGGAAAAACCAAGACGCAGTTTTGCCAGCGGGCCAGCAAGCACACCAATAGCCAGCGACAACGAGCCAACCGTTGCAGTCATTGCCAGCAGTGCACCGCCTGCAATCAGTAGCTGGCGCGTCAGTGCGGGATGGGCCTGCGCCAGCGCCGTCACCTTTGATACCACACGCGTGAGCCACTGCGTGACAGAACGCAGCGGACCGTCAATCAGATCTGCAATGCGGATGCGCAACCCTTCCCATGCACTGCTGAGTGATTTCAGATCGCCGTCAAGGTTGTTGGCCATAACCTTTGCCGTGCGTTCAGCCTCACCGCGCGCGCCTTCAAGTTCTTTTCTCAGTTTGGGTAAGGAGCCGTCACCTGCCGCATCAACGAGGGCCATAAATGATGTGAAAGCCTCTTCTCCGGCAATGTCCTTAAAGAACGATACCCGGTCAACTTCCCCGTATTTGCGGGTAGCTTTATAAAGGTCAGCCAGCACATCCTCCATCGGGCGCATTTTGCCCCCGGCATCCGAGACAGACACGCCAAGCTCTTTCAGCGCCTCTGCTGCCGCCTTTGGCGGTGATGCCAGACGAGCCAGGCTGGCACGCATTGCCGTACCAGCATCACTCCCCCTGATACCCATATTCGCCAGCACGCCCGCCATCGCTGCGGCCTGCTCCAGCGATATTCCCAGCTTACCCGCCACCGGACCTGCATATTTCATGGTTTCACCCAGTGCGCGAAGGTCAGTGTTGGTACGGGTAAACGCTGCGGTGAGTGTGTCGCCGACCCGGTCCATCTGGTCAGCAGAAAGACCGAACTGCGTCAGAATATTTGAGCCAATATCCGCCGTCTCACCGAGGTCCATACCGCCAGCCGTTGCCATGCTCAGTACGCCAGGGAGCGCAGCCTGAATGGCCTGTGGTGTGAAGCCAGCCATTGCAAGAAATGCCTGCCCACTGGCGGCATCGCCTGCGGTGAACTGCGTTTCAGAGCCAAGTTTTAACGCCTGCTCACGCAGCGCCTTAAACTGCGGGCTGTTTTTGTCGATTCGCGTCAGTGCCTGAACGCGGGACATCTCTTTCCCGAACCCGATCGCAGGCTGCAAAAAACGCCCGGCAGCATAGCCGCCCGCCGCTGCCGCACCAATTGCCAGCGCACCACCTGTTTTCAGTTTTCCCGCTGTTTCCTGCGCGCGCGAATACCGCTCACGCGCCTGCGTTACACGCGCAAGCGCCTGCCGTTCGCGTTCAAGCTGGTTGTTGTACTGTTCGGTGCGTCTGATGGCCTGCTGGATGGTGTTATCGCTGCCTGTCAGGGAAATGCCGTGGCGTTTCAGCTCTCCGCCAATCTCCCGCATTTTCTGAATTTCCCGTGTGCGCGATTCATTCAGGCGTTCAAGCCGGGTGCTTAACTGCTGCATCAGCTTTTGTTGTTTTTCGCTGAGCACTGTACCCGTGCGTTGTAACTGATTAAGGGCGTTAAGCTGGCGTCGTGCTTTCACGATACCCGCATCCGCTTTACTGACAGCGTCGCGGGCGCGCTCAAATGAACGCACCTGACGCTCGAGATTTTTGATCGCCCCCTGCGTTCGCTGGATGGAGTCACCAAACTGCCCCATCAGGCGGCGGGCGTTTTCGGCAGGCCGGGTCAGCCTGTCAACGGCGCTGAAAGCGACCCGGATATCAAGAGTCTTCATTGTCTGCATTCCCGCTGCGAAGTGCCGCCCGCTCACGCCAGCTAACCACTTCGCCGGGCGTCATCATGAAGATTTCGGCGGGCGACCAGTTAAAAATAACGGCAATATCTGCCACAAAGTCTTCTATGTGCTCAAAGCACACAACCGTGATCAGGCTTCCGTCGCCTGTTCGTTCTTCCCGCCAGAGTCCGCACCGCTCAAAAAATTTACGGCAACCACACATAACTGAATAAAGTCACGGGATGCCATTTTTTTGATCGTCACTTCATCCAGTCGCGGTGATGTCACGCGTGACAGCAGCGTAAACATGGATTCCGCTTTCAGATTCAGCACATCAGACAGCGACAAATCTCGCAGAGATCCAGCCTGCTCAATAGCCCCGGAGATCTCCACATACGTGATTTTTTCGCCGCCTCGCTCAATTGGTTGGGTAAGTTTTACGCCACGCTCACTGGTTTCTTTCACAGTGTCAGCAACTACCGTGTTTTCGGTATCGATGTTTTTCGTCTCTTTCATCAGGAAACTCCTTTCAGTCAGAGGCGACGCACTGCGCCGCCTGCATATTACTTATCAGCCAAGCCCAAGCGCGGAACGGATGCGATCGGGCACAATGTCCTTGCCGTCCTTCCGGTAAATGAAGTTCAGCAGGTCAATCTCCCACAGCGGGCGATCGTTAACGCTCAGCTTGTAGTAGGTGTTTTTAATGGCGTAAGAGTGTGATGTGGCTTCGCCCTGTTTGGCTTCCCCCATATCAATTTCCGTCACACGTCCGCGCATTTCGACTTCATACAGGTCGCTTTCTGCATCGGTGTAGTATTCACCCGCAAAACGCAGCAGCGTGCCGTCAATCGTGCCGCCATACTTAAGGAACAGCTCACGAACTGCGCCCCCCATGACAAAGCTCGCATCAAGCGCGGAGTCGTCCAGACCGAGATCAATACTTACCGCACCCATCATGCCACCACCCCGGTAGCTGTCGGTTTTGCGCGTCAGCTTAGGCAGAGTGACGGACGTCACCTTACCCACTTCGTTTTCACCATCCACAAACAGCGTAAAAAAGCGAAGATGTTTTGGCACAGCCATCAGGCACCTCCCAGCACCGCAAATGCGGGTTCAAAGTATTCATCAGTAAACGTCTGGTAAAGCTCCATATCTTCCAGCGGGGGAACAGGCGTATATTTGTAGCGAATACGCACACGCCCCTGACGTAAATCCGTGGTGCTGTTATCCACCACGTCATACCAGCACTCCGCGCCAATCAGTTTCCCGGCAGTAACCAGTGAATCCAGTTTTGCCCTGATGGCACTGATAACATCCTTCACGTTCGCAGGCGTCAGTGGACTGTCGATGGTTTCAAACTGCGCTTCCGCAATTGAATCAGCCAACACCTGTGCGGTTCGGGTATACACCTCAAAGATGTAGGCGTTCGTTTCCGGTGTGCGGTTGCCCCAGAAGCGGAACCCGTTGCGACGAATAATGGTCGTGATTTCTTTGTTGTTGAGGCTGTTGGCATCACTGTCTTCGGCCTGCAACGACCAGAACACATGCCTGGACATCCCCAGCACATTTTTAACCGGAACGTTGGACAGCGATTTGTGCCAGCCCTGTTCATGGTCAATGTACGCACGGAGGCCGCACGCATAGGCAGGCGCGGGGAACGTTTCGTTTTTGCCACTTTTGGGGTTGTAGGCGATGAAGTCCGGCCATAAGAGCATCACCTCACGTTCGTTGAATTTCTGGCGGTAGGTAATCGCCTCAGCCATCGTGTTACAGCCGTGACATGAGGCATACACAAACGCGCGCAGTTTACCTGCAATCACGCACAGGGATTTTGTTACAGCCTCCGTGTCCAGCTCCGGCGCGGCCAGAATACGCGGACGGTATCCGATGCTTTCATCCTGCTCTGCAACAAGCAGCGCATACATCCCCGTATAGCTGCCGTCATCCTCAGAACCACCGATAACCAGTTGATCCTGCGTCTTTCCGTCTTCTTCTTTGTGTTCAGCCACGCGAACGACGATCACCTTTGTGCTCACCTGGTCTGCAATGGCCTTAAGCGCACGATAAAGCGTCCCCGTTGTCCCGCATTTTCCCAGCACGTCATTGACGCGGGTCAGCAGTGTGGGCTTGTTCAGCGGGAACAGCTTCGCGTCCGCATCATCCGCCGTTGCCACGATACCGATAACGCTGGAATCAACATCGTTAATCGCTGTTACCAGGTCGGTATTTTCCGTAACACGGGCACCATGAAAACGAGTTTCACTCATAGCTTCAGCCCCTTGTATCCGTTAAATGATTCGGCAACAATCATCACCCACCACGCGCGTAATCTCACCCCTGCGCCGTTCTCCCGACCCGGCGACAACAAAAAGCAGTAACCCCCTCCGCACGCACATGCGACCATGCCGCACAGGGAGGGAACAGATGACCGACACCACCATGCAATTGCTCAGTCAGGGCACAGACCCCGTGAAAATGCCGGATTTTGATATTCTTGCGGAGGGTAAAACGCTGTCAGGCGTGGCAGAGCGCCTGATGAGCCTGTCACTGACCGACAACCGGGGATTTGAGGCGGACCAGCTCACCATCACGCTGGATGATGCGGATGGTCAGTTGCAGCTACCGCCACGGGGCGCGCGCCTGACGGTTCTCATTGGCTGGAAAGGAGAACCGCTGACAGAAAAAGGCACTTACATTGTTGATGAAATCGCTCACGAAGGACCGCCGGACAGGCTGACTGTTTCAGCCAGAAGCGCAGATTTTCGGGATGAATTTAACGTTAAACGTGAGGTGTCCTGGCATGATGTGACCCTTGAGCGTGTGGTATCCGCCATCGCTCATCGGTATGGTCTGAAACCACAAATCAGCGAAATGCTGATGGATATCGAAATCGACCACGCCGACCAGACCGAAGAAAGCGACATGTCCTTCCTTACGCGCATGGCGGAAATGCTGGGCGCAATCACCACGGTAAAAAGCGGTAATCTGTTATTCATCATGCCAGGCGGTGGCGTGAACGCACAGGGCCAGCCGTTGCCCTCGTTCGCCATCACGCGCAGCAGTGGCGATCGCCATCAGTTCCGCATTGCTGACCGCGAAGCGTATACGGGGGTACGCGCTTACTGGCTTGATCTTAATTACGGGAAAAAGAAAAAGTCAGCGTGAAACGCCGCAAACCGCCAAAACCCAAAAAGGAGAAAAGCAGCAGCCGTGAAGGTGATTATATGGAAGGCGCAGAAGGCAATGTGTTTGTGTTACGCAAGACTTATCAGAACGAGCAGGCAGCAAGACGCGCAGCGGCGGCAAAGTGGCAGCAGCTACAACGCGGAGCCGCAGCGTTCTCCATCACACTGGCACGTGGACGCGCAGAACTCTACCCCGAAATGCATGGCACGGTAACAGGATTTAAAAGCGAAATTGATAATCAGGACTGGATTATTGCAAAAGCCGAGCACACCATTGATAACAGTGGCTTTACCACGCAGCTTGAGCTTGAAGCCAAAATCCCGGAATGGATAGCAGAAACAGAGTAAACAACTTAGATGCATTAGCCCTGACATTTGCTAACGCGCTTACAGCAAGAATCATAACCAATCTGACAGCCTACCCGGTGTCAAAATCAGAAGAGCCTTACATTAGAATATGTTAATTTGTAGCAAACAAATTTACACACAAATGATTACTGCTGAAATAGCCCCCATAAATACCATGTCAAAGGATCCATGTTATGAATATGCAAATTTTTATCGCACCAGCAGCCACAGTTGCTGCAGTCTGCCTTGCTGCATATTTTGCTTTACGAAATGAACGTAAAAAGAAAGCACTTGAGATTAGAACAACTCAACTAGATCGAATATCAGAGCTAGTAAACCGAGCATCTACCAATTTGATGCAATATACAGGTACTCTTGCCTCTATACTGGAAGCGCACGCCAAAGATAATTATCTACCGAACAAAAAATTTGACATTAATGTAATTAGCAAATGGAAAGATTGCCTCGATGAGAGTGAGGTCTGGGCGATTGATAGACAGCAACTAAGAACATGTCAGCACAGTCTGGAGTTTCATCGTGAAAAAGAATGGGCTGAATGGAAAAAAATAATTCCACCATTACTTGATAAAATTGACCAATTTTTTCTCATATCTAAGCCAGGGCAACCTGTTACGTTTATAAATGGCCAAAACAAAACAGCTGATGAACTACTTGTTTTCTCAAGATATTTGAGAAAACAAACAGCAGAAATTGAATCAGTACGTCAGCTGTTACTTTCTCAAATGAGAGAGGAATTCATCGAGTTAACTAGCTTTGAACCTGTCACAATGTTTAGCTTATTTAAATCAATAAAGAAAAATGTCATGCAATTTTTCTGTATCAGTGCTCTTAAAAATTGACGCTCTGTTGCAAGCAACCCCAGTGTTAAACTGGGGTTATTCTTGCTAAGAGACCTTTCTACGGCATCAGTAAACAAAACGAACTATCAGTTGGAGTCTGAGCAAGTTCAGCCTAAACTAGCGACAGCACTACGTTAAGGGAGGTCGCTATGTTCCGTTGTCCGCTTTGTGGCGCATCTGCCCGTATCCGCACCAGTCGTCCGGAAAATGATTCAAACACCGTGCGGCAAAAGTATTACCAGTGTAACAACCTGGAATGCGGCGTATGCTTCTCAACACTGGAAGCTTTCCATAAATTCACATCGAAACACGCCTCCGGCATCCACTCTTCAGAAGATATCCCGTGGCATGAGCTGCCAGCTTCACACAGGGGAAACAATCAGATGAGCTTGCCTTTACCTCAGAATTAACAGGCAGAATTGCCGGAGTAACAAAAAAGCGATAGATTACGCGCGGGTGCCTTTCGGCTGATGGTCGGAGGGAATACCCGAAGGCCAGATGTGGAAAGGCCCCGGAAAACATCTCTGTTTAACCGAGGCCCTAACCGCATTACCTTGACAAGTGAAAGGTTAGCGCCTCTCCGGAAAAGGAGCAAGTGCTATGTCGCAAAAATCGCTTACGGCCATCACGTTCTGCGTGACGGCAATCCTCATCATCTGGATGTTGCACGGTTCGCTGTGTGAAATACGGATGAGCTTCTGGGGAGCGGAGTTTGCGGCGTTCTTACAGTGTAAGCAGTAA